TAAGCGAGAACTGACTGAAGACCGTATCGAGTACGTTGCGATGGAGCTCCAGCCCGTTCTCACATTCTTTCATTGCGCTTTCATACATGGCTCCTGCGAGGTCGAGAGCGGCTTGTGCGGTCATTACCCAGGCGACATGCTCAGCGTCCTTTACGTCGTGCTGAACGAGACTCACGCGGTACTTATTCCAGAGCGAGGTGATCAGCGGTTTGGTGCGCTCGTAAGCCACACCACCAACGCCCTTCCAAAACTCGTAGTACTCGGCATCACTGATGTCACCGTACTTACGGCGAACATCGCCCGTCATGTCGGCCACATGGAACATGCGGTTCGTCTGGGTGGTCAGCAGGTTGCGCTCGTAGAGCTTGAAATCGTTGACCGCCTTCTTGAAGTACCAGCCAACTTTGTGACCACCTGGCAGACTCTTATGAAAGGCGCGACATCGCTTGGCATGGTCGTAGCTGTGCATCATCACCAGCCATGCGGCATTGTTACCGACACCGCAAACGAGCTTGAAGATGGCTGCGGCATTGCCCACAGCCTTCACTATCTCTTCGTAGATCATACGCTCTCAGAATTGAGAGTGGCGACCTCTATAGGCCACCACTCGCAGAAATAGTCATCAGAATGGTAGGCCATCGTCGTCTTGGTTAATGGGTTGAACTGGATTTCCGTACTGGTCTACCTGTGGCGGAAATGGGGCTGCGTGAGCGGCTTGCTGTTGCGTTGTGGACTGTTGCCCCACCGACTGACCGTTCGCCTGCTGTGCGGTCTGATTCTGCGCCTTGCGGACGCTCTCGATCTTGTAGAGGCGCAAGTCATTAATGACGGCTGTCGTGCCGTCCTGTTTCGTGAACTCTCGCGTCTTGTGCCCGAATCCGCATCGTACCTCCATCCCTTCCTTCAGGTTGTCGATCACCTTGGAGTCGAATGTCTCCAGCAGAACGCTGTCAGCGTAGCGGTCACTGTCATGCTCAAAATACTCAAAAATAAATGGCAGCGACTTCCACTCGTTGCCAGTGCGCTGGCTCACACCCTGACGGATGGGCAGCAGCTTTGCGATTCTACCTTGAAATTCCATATCTTATTGTTTGAATTAAAATCCACTCACCAGGCGAGCCAACAGCCCACCGATATACAACACACTAAGAAATGCGATGCCAAGAACTGCACCAAATCCAATCTGACGAAGAATGTAACGCACATCTCCGTCCTCGCTTAAATAATTCTGTTTCATGATTCTGAAGTTTTAGAGTTATTCTTTGTTGCCGTGGCCGGACTCGAACCGGCGACCTCCACATTATCAGTGTGGTGTTCTACCATCTGAACTACACGGCAATATTAAAAGCCCGCACGATTGCTCGCACGGGCACTATCTCAATCATTTAATATAATCTTGATAAATCACATATCTTCGACACTCTCAATTTCTGCTACGCGCTTGTTTTGATTTGAATCGCACTGCCAAGCATGGCTACTTTCTACATCTGTGACACGTCACAACAGGCCTCCATTGTCCCCAAACCTTGCGGTGCTGTCAGCCCGTCAATCACTGATGGTGCTGCTGGTACGGTTACGCTTGCATCGCGCATTGCCTCTCGTCCGGCTATTTATTTGTTTCGGGATGTCCAACCTTTGAAACAATATCTCCAGTCTTTCATCATGATGGGCCAGTGGTCTGCTCGCTTGCAGGTTAGCTTCCCCGTGCCGTTTCTGAGTACCTATGAGATTTCATCTCGTAACTCCCTTGCGGGTGCCTCTGTTATGTTTGGGTGAGAGGGTGGACTCGAACCACCGCAAGCCAGAGAATTACAGACCTTACGCAGCCTACATGCGCCACAGCCGCAACGTCAAACTCTGCTGCTCTACCAACTGAGCTACTCCCACCTATTTCTTATCCTGATTGATTGTAGTTTCTTCGTTGAAAACCTGCGGGCCTCGCGGATGGCAGGGGATAATAGTAAAACTTCATTATTAATCCGAATGGGAGATCACCGCGCTCGGTGCCAAATAGTCAAATTTGTGTCTAACTTAAAAAATTCTCGATATATGAATTAACTGTAATATTGGTCTTCTGAAAACCAGCGAACCATCACGGCGGGCTGGGTGTCGGTTAATCTGTGATTAAAAAAGCCTATGTTTCACACATTACTTCTGTTGACCTATATATTCAGAGTTCCTTGATGGTTCCTTCTTGGATCATCCTGGCGATTCGGTGCTGCGGGTATGCCCATCGGCTTGTCTTCACACCATCGTCCATCACCTCTGCACGCTGTCGTGGCAGGCGGTCGCCATAAGCCTTCAGCCATCCTTTGCTGAACATCTGGAACTGCTCACAAAGTTCATCACCCGTGAGCCATCGCTCATTGGCCACCTCCAGAATCTCAGTCATCGACTTCCTGACCTCCGCCACAATCTCTGCTCTCAGCATTCTGTCCATTATGCCAAACGTGTGATTGTGAGACTACGAGCCATCGTGCCTTCGATGGGATCACCGATGATAGCCTTGAACTGCCAGCCGTAGGTGTCCTTGTCATTCTTCAGCTGGTTGGCATAACTCTGAGCACTGCGGGCCTTGTTGTAGTTCGGCATGGTAAATACCTTCTGGTCGCCCACTGCGAACTTCATCAAATCGTCCTTTGTCACTTTGTCTTTTACCATAATTATTTTAATTTATCTTAAACTTTTGCTTGCTTTCGCACAACGAGCCCAAAAGTTTTGTATATTTGCAACCCTCTACCTTTGCAAATACCGTGTGCATTTATGCGAAAAGACGGCCAAACGTCTGACGGCTATTTTTGTGCCCGTTGTGCTACTTGCTTGCTTTCGGTTGCAAATATACAAACTTTGGTGCAAACGCGGTGCAAATTTGGTATAATTTTAATATTAATTAAGACTAATATGGTGTAAATATGGATTCTGAACAGAAAATCGAAGAAAGAAAAAAGTGGAATGCTCCCTTCCTGAGAGCCTTCAATTATCTGTTGGATGAAGGTTACGCAAGAAACAAAGGAGACCTGTGTTCCAAGATCGGAATACAGCCAGGGTTGATTTCCAACTACACCAATGGCACCAAGAAAGTTTCACCAGATACAATGAATGCCTTGGCTCGTGTATCAGGTGGAAAGCTGAACGTGAAATATATGCTTGGCAAAAGTGAATATATGCTGCTTGAAAATGTTCCTGATGAAGAATTTATCGAAGGCAACAATCCTGATCGTGAAGTGATGGCAAAAAGAAAAGCCGAGCCGCTTCAGCCCGACTTCTCCAGTTATATCAATGCACTGCTTGCAAAGTCTGATGAGACTATCGCATCCTTAAAGCGCGAACTCGCTGCAAAGGATGAAATCATTCAGACTAAAGAAGAACGAATAGCCGACCTCGAAAGACTTGCTGAAGAACGTCTGCACCGTATCGCAGAACTTCGACGCATCATTGATGCTAACAATATAATGGATTATCCATTTCCTGTTGGCACAGCTGAAGGTCATGATAAAAAAGATTCCTTGCGCGTATGATACATATATATATCATAATAATTTTGGCGGTTTGTATATCCGTAATGCTCCATCCGTTTCCCCATCTGATGCCGTGGAAACGCCTGTTGACCTACTATATATACAATGACCCCATTATTCACGCAGCAATCCCAAACGGATCACGGATGGAGAGGTGGGGTTGCTGCCTAAAAGCGCGGCCACCGCCTAAATAAAAGGGATTGCGACCCTTGAATCGAAATAAAGGAAAATGCAAAATAAGTAAAAATCGGTATATTTCGGCTGAAATCTTTGCCAAGTGTTTCCCATAGTGGAAATGTGGCGGGGAAACGTAGCCAACAAATAAACAAGAATATGATAACAACTTCAATAGTTTGGGATCATCGGGGCAGGACAAAGGCAGGCTGTGAAGGCCCGCTTGAAGTTCGTGTGACCGTGGATCGCAAACCTTATTATATCAATACAGGGATCAAAGTGCGAAAATCAGAGTTTAAGGCTGAAACTATCGTAAACCGTCCTGATGCTGATGCCTTACGCGCACGCCTGAACATTTTATATCATAAGATAGAATCTGAGATTAACGCTGCCATAGAGGATGGTCGAATTATTGACGTGGCGGACATCAAGCGTCGTGCCTGGATGCTTATTGCCGATGAGTCGAGCACGAGCTTCTTAGAATGGTGCCGTGATCAGATTGACCAACTGACTCATTCAGGAGGTACGATGCAGCACTACCAGACGATGTTAATACGACTGAATGACTTTAATACTATCCGGCGATGGCAGGATTTGTCGGTGGAGAATATCTACAAGTGGGATGCTTACCTACATAAGATCACCAAGCCGCAATCGGATGCGGACATCAAAGCTGGCAAACCAGCGGATCCAATCAGTGACGGCTCAATTTATAATTATCATAAATGTCTAAAAGCATTGCTCAATCGCGCCGTACTTTTTGACCGCTTGCGGCAGAATCCTTACGACCGTCTGAAGGGGAAATTCAAGCGGGGCGACCGTGAGCGTATCGACTTCCTGACGGATGAGGAAATGAAGGCTTTCGAGAGCCTACACCCCGTTCAGGGCTCGAAGATGGCGATGGCGCGTGATTTGTTCGTGTTCCAATTATACACTGGCCTTGCCTACTCTGATACGCAGAATTTTGACATCGGGGACTACAAGCTCATCGACGGGGTTTGGAAGAATACGGGCGAAAGGATCAAGACTGGTGTGGCGTACACCTCGCAGCTGTTGCCGCCTGTGGTCGAAATCTTGGAGCGTTACAACTGGCAGGTGCCAAAGCTCGATAACTCTGATTACAACCTATGCCTGAAGGCTCTCGGCATGGCCTGCGGCATCGAGCGACCGTTGCACTCTCACATGGCGCGACATACCTTTGCAACCTGGATGCTCCGGCATGGTGTGCCCATCGAGCATGTATCAAAAATGCTCGGGCATACAAACATCACACAGACTCAACGCTACGCGAAGATTGTGGCTGCTGACATCCACGACGACTTCGAACGCATTGCTAAAGAAATGAAAAGTCAATTTAAACCCTAAAATATTAAAACTATGACATTATTTCTATTTGCATTATTAATTGTGGGCGCGGCCCTTGCTTTTATTTATTTTGACTCACACAGAAGTGCTGCCGCGAAGTTACAGGAGCAAGACAACCGTGAAAATGATCAACCGCTTGACATTGAAACGAAGATCCGACGCATTCAGGCTTGCATCCAGGCTGGTATCGTTGGCGATAAGTTTGTGCCTGGTGCGATTGCATCAGGTTCTTACACAGGGCCGTTGCCGGAGCGTCGTGCTGATGGCGGTTGGCTCAGTATCTACGACAACCTCCGCATTCTGAAGATTGCAGGCATCAACCACCGGCAGGGCATCAGCCGTTATGTCGGTCGCGTGGAGTGCGCCTTGGTGCCGGAGCCCGAAAATGAGTATGATCCTGATGCCATCAAAATCGTGGCAGAAGACCGTCACCACCTCGGCTATATTCCAAGCGGACAGACAGACCTCGTGTGTTCTCTGACAGCGAATGAATTTCCGTACCGTTGCACGGCTTTCATCGAAGCGTGCGAAGATGAAGACGATGGGCATAAGTTCTTCACGGGATTTGTCTATATCCGTCGACTCGACTGAAAAGGACAAAGGGCGACGATGTGTGTCGCCCACTCCTTAAATATAAACTATCAAAAACAACGCAACTATGAAAAAGTTTCAAATGGGCCTGGCAGCAGCCTTGATGCTGACCGCGATTGCATGTACGAGTGAAGAACCGCAGGCTGAAAAGCCGAGTGGCATGGAGAAGAAAACCATCACATTCACCTTTGGTGACACCTTCCAGACGAAGGCCATGACCCGCGCTGCCATAACCTCGCTTAGTCTCACAGACCTGTGGATGTTCGACTATGTGGGCGATGAATTGCAGCAGACGATCCACCAGTCGAATACCGATGAAGGCTTTGGCGCAATCTCTGCCTCGATGGGTTACGGCACTCACACCCTCTACTTCGTGGCGAGTCGTGGCACGACACCGACCTCTGACACCGACGCTCAGACGATTACCTGGGTGAAGCCCTCCGACACCTTCTGGGCGACAGCCACCGTCACCGTATCGCCCTCGTCGTCATCCTCGCAGGCTGTCACACTGAGTCGTGTCGCCACCCGTCTCAGGATCACCGTCAACGATGAAGTGCCAGCCGGGGCTGCAAAGTTCGTCATCACACCTGCGCAGTGGTACTACGGTATTAACTACGCCACCGGCAATGGTATCGCTCAGACTGTCAACCAGCCGCGTGAGGTCAATATCCCGTCGTCGTATATAGGCACCAGCGGACAGTTGGCTATCGCCATCTTCGGATTCGTGCCTTCAACCGACTGGCATACCGACATCACCGCCACACTGAAAGCATCCGACGAATCCACACTTGGTCAGGTGACACTCGAAGATGTGGCACTGAAGCGGAATATCACCACCGCCTATTCAGGTGGCATACTTGGTACTGCAAAGGCTTTCGCTCTCACTGCTGATGATACATGGGGCGATGACGATATTCATACATGGTGAGTCGTGACGACTGTACTCTTCGTTTTTCATATTATTAGATTTAGAGTTAGACAAAAGTGGGGAGCCGGCGGGCTCCCCTATTTTTGTCGTTCTGCTTCAATCCTTGCATTTTCAGCGGCAATGTCTGCCAGCAGGTCTTCCTGTTCTTCTTTCGTCAACTGCTCTTCACTTTCTTCAATATAGTGGTCAATATACAAATCCACCAAGTCTTGCGGTTGTTTGCCTTCTTTATTGCCCATACAGAAAGCGGAAGCCCACGCCTGGATGCGCTGAAGTTGATACTGAAGCACGTTGCGACGGCGGTAGCCCTGAATGATGAGCAATATTTCCCACCACTTCATCTCATAGAGATACTCATGCCTGTCGCGCCCGATCTCGCCTACTACGACTTTGAAGGTCTCGTAGGCGTTTTGGCGTTTTTTCGCTTACCCTTTCCTTCGCGCTCTTCCATCTCAGGTTTGATGGTCGATGGCACTTGCATCCATTCGTTGCGCATCTGTAATACAGTAGTCACGAGATTCTGCACCTCTTCGCGGCTGG